GCATTTCTACACCTCCACATCTTTGTAACCTGACGAGCCGTGAGCCAGCCCTCAACATCATCAAGGCCAAGTGCCTGCCTACCCATCACCTCGATAAGCCCCTGCTCAAAGCCATAGGAACCCCAACCCCAAATGCCATCCCAGATACGATTTCCAGCAGCATCATATGCAGTGATTTGCTCACCACCATCGTGTCGTCCGCCCGGGAGATATTCCTGACAGTCCGGTCTGTCCATCTCTGGCCAGCGACGTTCATAAGTATGCGGAACCTTAGCATGCTTCAGCAGAATATCCAACTTCTGCATCTCGGTCATGTGATTCCAAACCCGGAGTTTCCAGGTTTTCTTAGACATGTTTCTCATTTCTGCATTTCCTTTCGTCAGCTTCCATGGTCTTTGCGATTTTATGTTGAATATAAAGCACACAGCCAGCCTGACTATCACACCCGAATGAAGCCAATAGTCCAGCAATAGCATTCAAAGAGTTCAAATCCTCTTCAGCAAATATCATTTAGCGTTCACCGTTCCTCCTGATACTCTACAATTTTAGATTTGAAATCAGTCATATACCTTATATTCCATATTGCTCACATGAGCGATGGTATCGTAGTTATCACCCTCAAAGCGAAACCTTGCCATACCGTTCGAGGTTAAATCAGAGAACTTTTCTAAATATCCGCTTCGTCCGGGCCAAGGGCGGATGATTTTCATGAAGACCTTATGGGTCGTGGCTTTTTCCTGAATCTCGTGCATTTGAATCGCTCCTTTTTGTTACAGTTCAGAAAATAAAGAGCCGCAGATTTCTCCACGGCTCCATAATGAAGTCAGTCCAACACCCTCATATCATCGAGAATATCACTTAGTCTTTCACCGTTTTTCTTTCTCTTATCGATTTCCAGCCATTCTTCGTTCGTCAGTTCCCGACGCAATTTCCAGTAATGTCCCAAACTTCTGTCGTAGCAGTACAAATCCTTCAGATTCTGCTCCTTGGTCAGTGCCGCGTGCTTCGACAGCATTTTTGCTCCTGCTGCAATTCCGCCCACAACAACCGGACCATAAGTAATAATCTGCTCTTTGTGCTCATAACACCAAGTCTGTGCTTTTACCTTTTTGTCCTGGAACCACTCCCGAATTTGAGCTTTCTTTCGTGCTCTTTCGAGTTCTTCCATAGTGTAAACCTTTGCCATAAATATTTCTCCTTTATAGTCAGTATTTGGATTTCTCCATAAAGGAGTCTGTTATTTTCGCGTCTTCTCCTCGAACTTCAGAGGCTTCACCGTACCCTCCCGCGCACACTCCGTCAGGCACTCGTGGCAGGGTTCATCCGTCTCCAGCACCTTGAAGCTCTTGCACTTCGGACAGTAGGTCGCATAGTCCACTTCGCGCATCCAGTCATTCATCAGGTTTCACCTCCGAAATAAAAGTGTCCTTTCCGCAGCGAGGGCAACGTGCCAGAACCTCACCGTTATGGATTGTGCACTCCTTCATGCTGTTCCAATTGGATGTAGGAATCCCAAAATGAGCATTACAGCCACCGCATTTAACGGTAATGAGCTTTTCGTCAGGATTTGCATACCCATCAAGGTCACCGATGTATTTGTGTTCCTCGTTTGCTTTACAGAATAGGCACCTCACAACCTTGTGGTCGATAGGAGCTCCGTCTGCATTATATGACCATACCTCAGGCGCAACCGGATGGCGCTTCATGCAATTGGTACACTCAACCGATATCCAAGGACGTTTTTTCTCAGCCTTCTCCTGCTTAACGGAGAACCTATCATCCAACTCCGGGTGCGTCTCCCGCTGGTTCAGTGCCCAGAGCAGGTTCCAACAGGCAGCTCGCAGGTGGTCCTCGTCGTCCATTCCGACCATGTACTTTGCAAGGTGCCGAGAAGCGCTGTCCAGCAGCGAATGCAGCGGAATACCCTTGTCTACGTTGTGCTCACCGTACTTCAAGGCACCTTCCTCACAGTGCTTACTGACCTCCATGATGCCGTACCAAGGCAGAAGATCCATCCGTCCCTTCCCTGCATGCATATCGCGTTTGGCACCAGTTTCAAATTCGGTGCGATCTCCAGAATCTTTGATCACAAATATCAATCCTTTCTATTAGCAGCGTTTATGAATCCGCCCCTACATAACTTTGTTAACCATATCGGTCTTAGGAATCTTGCATTTCGGATAGCTCGGACGGAATCCATTGGCAGCTTTCCGGTCATTTGCAATTCTCATATAAACCTCGTCCTCCAGTGCATCTGTGATTTTCTTTACTTTATCTGCCGCAGATTCAAAAGAATGAATCAGGTCAGCAAATACATCTTCAAAGTTAACCTGCCCCATAAAATTTCCTCTCGTTAAACGCTTTCTTCGAGTTCAGGGCTCTCGAAATCGCTAGATCAATACCGCTCCTACTCTTCAGATGGTAGTAGTACAGATCCTTGTACGGTGTATTCAGCCGGTCGATACGCCCCGAGGCCTGCTCCATGATCTTATATGAGTAGTTCTGGCTGTAAAATATAATAGTGTCCGTCTTGATGCAGTTCCAGCCTTCAGCACCGGCATTGTACTGCACCAGATACACCCACCTGTCGCCTTCAGGAAGTGGCTGATGCTTGTGCCCGTTCCATTGTGCAACTTCGGTATCCTTGCCGTAGTCCAGACCCATCAGAATATCAAGCTCGTAATCGAAATTATAGAAGATGATGACCCTGGGCCTGCCTTTACAAATATCCAGCACTTTTTCTTGTCGGCTTGCATCAGCGTTCACCAACTTCCGCAGCAGATAGCAGAACTCGCTGGCGGTCTCGATTGGCTTGTTCTCCCAAAGGTTCCACCGGTTCTTGCAGATCGACAGATACTTCACCTTGTCGTACTCCACAAATACATTCTCATGGTGCGATATCGTCGGCCGCTCGAAGTTCATGTCAACCAGAATCCGTTCCCGCAGCCGTACCAAGCGCTGGGTATTCAGATACCGATCGATCTTCGGGTACTTCGTGCAGAATTGGCTGTATACCACATGCTGGTTGTTAAAGTCCGTTCTGTTTCGATAGAACCCATTGGCGATGAACACCGGGATGTAATCTGTCCAGCAGTCCCCGGGGGTGGCACTGAGCAATATCCACTCGTTATTTTGCGTAATTTTGTAGAAAGATTTCACCCATGCGCCCTTTCCAACGACTCGCTGTTCGTCAAATATAAAGAACGCATTCTTTACGCCAACATACTTTCCAATATTGTTCCAGGAATCCACCACGACCTTGTGCTCGTAAATATCATGCTCTGGATCTATAGACATATAGAAATGGGCCAGTTCTTCGTCCCACTCTCCCGTATCCCGTTTCCGGGCAGTCGTGATGATGTAAAGATCCGGGGGCTCTGTCATGCGCACATAATTCTCTGTGTTCACCTCCCCATCGTAAAGTTTGTAATAGAACGCCAAACTCGTTCTCGATTTTCCGCTTCCTACGCCTCCGCATAAGATGCAGCCGATTTTCATACGGTTGATCGCATCCAATTGATAGTCGTAGAGCGTTACACCTGCCATCAGGTCGCTCACCTCATTTCCAACGTCACATAAATGTCACTTTTCTTGCAGTGATTCTCGTAGGCCAGAAGCGAGATCGTCGCCTCTTCCTCATCTTCGCCCTCCCCTCTGACGGTATAAGCAAAGAGCTCTTTCCGGTGCTTTCTGAACACCTTCCAGAGCTCTTTTTTCTTAGTAAAGTCCGTGCTTTTTGCAGTAGGACGCATATTGCAAGCCCTCCTTATCTGCTTCGCGCATGATTTCTGACAGTGTGAGCTTTTTAGGCTTTTCTTCCGTCGTTGACATGTTACGCGGTACGGTGTCTCGACATTTATCGCAGTACAATCTTTTTGACGGAACCTGGTACATCATACCGCCGCATTTTTTGCAAGCCTTATCTACTCTGCGAAGTCCGCCCATAAATATCACACCTCCTCAGAACGACAGAAGTCCGTGTAATAAACCAGGTCGTAATCCAGCGGATGGTTGTTCCAGTCGTAGTTCTGCTCGTAATCAGCAATCTCATCACGCTTGTCGAGTTCGCGGCAAATATCATCGTTGTGCTCATAGAACCATTCCAGCGGAAGGTCGAACTTGTCGCACAGTTCCGGAATATCAAAGGCCCAGCAGCCGTAGTTGGTGTTCTGTGTACCCTCCGAAACCATGTAATCGACAATCTCTTTTACTTTTTCTCTGCTCATAATCCTTACTCCTTCTGTTGTTCAAATATCAGGCTCTCTGGCCCGGTTGTGAGTCATGCGGGAATCGAACCCACCGTACAGCCCATGCTAATGACTCAAATAAAAGAGCCCCAGATTTCTCCAGGGCTCTCATGTGCTTATTCTTCAGGTGTACAATAATCAACGTCGAGATGCACTTTACCTTCGCTATCCGTGTAGGTGACGAACTTTCTCGGTTGATGGAACATCTTCTCGTACTTCTCGACGAACTCCGGCAAAAGCTCACCGAAATCATCCTCCGTGAGGCCTACAATCAGGAATGTTCCAACGATAATATCAATGGGGATACCATAAGGGCCGTCGAGCGTCCGGTTGAGTTTCTCCATGCAATCATCATGCAGCTTTCCTTCTTCGTTGCAAATCAATGCCACCTCATCGTCCCACGGGTAAACAGCCTGAATCGGGCCTTCCACCTCTTTCTGGAGCGATTCCAGAGAACAGTCAATGTCGATCACTTCAGGGTAATGCTTTGGGCGAACCCTCAGAACTTTCATACTGTCAACCTCCCAAATTGCACATCAAAAATATAAATCGAGCTGTTTCCTTAGAGCCGCCATTTGCGACGTGGGCACTCACCGACTGGACATTCGACCAGGGACTGACCCCGGCACTCGAAAAATATCAATGATCAATAATAGCGGTTGTACTTCCGGTTGGCTTTTGCACGAGCTTCCGTAACATCAGGGGCTACGAAACCAAAGTTGATCACATAGCTCGGGATATTGTACGAACGGGCAACCAGATTTTCGATTGCACAGCCACGGAACGCCTTCTCCTCATCGTAGATCCCGATAAAGTAGTCTGCATCCGCCATCTTCTTGATGCTCTCACCAAGGTACCAGACTGCCTGATTCGCATCAGCCGGAGGATCATCAGAAATATAAGTCTGGATCACCTCCAGCCCCTCGCCAAACACAGCCTCAGCAATATGGTGCATCTGCTCCACGGTTGCTCGGATCTGTGCTTCAGTGCGGCCTTTCATCGGTACGCTGATAAACAGTTTCTTCATATGCTTCACCTCAGAACGGAATTTCGGTGTGGTCGCTCGGCTCTGCCATGTCTGCTTCAGGAGCTGCAAACCGGGCATAGCGCTCTGCATACGGATCGGCATCCGCATCCTGCTCGACGTACATCACATCCGCATACAGGCTGTACTCGCCGGGTGCATTCCGCTTCTCGACAAGGTTTGCCTGGAGACAGACGTTCTTGACCCGGATAAAGTCCAGCTGACTGATGGTGTCCGTGTTGCAGAGCAGGCGCTTGCCAGAAGTGGTGACCCAGTAGATATGCGGGGGCCACTTGGAATCCATGTTGATCGTCACCGGCACGAAGTAGGTCGGAACGAACGGCTCGTCGTAGGTACGCTCAGGATTCGGATTGGTCTGACGAACCTTCACACCGAGGTCCATGAGGTGATTCACCAGCTCCATGGTCGGAATCACCACGTTGACGCGGCGCTTGTCCGAGCCAAAGCGATCACGGCTGGGATCACCGCTGAAGTTGGTGGTAAAGATGAAACGGGTATCGTCGATATTGACTTTCTGGCGCTTGGTGTACATAAATATCAGTCTCCTTTTTACTTGTTGATTTCATTTTCCAGAATTTTCAGATCTGCCACGAGTGCTGTCAGGTGGAGAAGTGTACCAGACTGATTGTTGCTCATGACCGCGCTGAGGAACTTCTCAAAATCATTATTTGCCTCAGAACTGTACTTTTTCAGCACATCCAGATCTACAGCTTTTCCGGCAGCAGACTTCCCGGGATACTTCTTCCCGCTCTTCTCGACCCAATTCTGGATCTCCTTGTAATAGCTGCCCTTGTTGCCGCCGCAACGCTTTGCAATCGCCATGGCCAGCCCCTTCTCCGGGTCGAAAACATCCTTCTCGCTGCACTTCACAACGGTCTTGGAACCATCCGACCAGTAAACGATCGTGGCCGGGGGAGCAAAAATCACATTCTTAATAACCGCTGCATTCATTGCCGTCGCCTCTTTTGCATGTGCGGTGTTCAACGTACCCCGGTAATAGGGTTTGTTAATGAAGCAATTATGCCCCTTATCCCAATGAATGTCATAAGACTTAAACTGGAACGTATGGCCTGTGTCCAGTGTAATCATCGTCTCCCCATCCACCGTTCTAACAACATCGGTAATGTTACCAATCACACGTTTGTTACTGTCACAAAGTTTGAACGCCATAAAAATATCACCTCACGTCAAAATTTCTTGCTGCTTCTTCCTGCGCATCGCTCCAGGGAAGATCCGGCGCTGTCCAGGGAGCAACACCGTCGTCGCCAACGAACCAGTTGAAGTCGCCGTACTTGGAGATCTCCTCAACTGCCTCATCGACTTCCCTGTTGAAATATCTTTTGTCGATATCCTCCTGCATCTGGAGCTGGTAGACCGCCTCGCTTTCCAGCCAGCGGTAGTCCTTTGCACCAGTCACAGAAGCGTATTTCCGTTCGCCGGCATCCGTCAGGCCCGCTTCCCGCAGCAGCAGAGCGCCGCCTTTCCCCGGCATGATCGGGCAGAACTGTCCCACGCGTCCCACAAAAATATAATTGTGTTCGCCTTCAGGCAGGTCCTCGTTCTTGTCGAGATAGATAGCGCCCTTGGAAACGGTCTTTGTCTCGCAGAGGTCAGTGAACTCGATCTTCTCCTTGGAGAACAGGGTCTTGAACACATACGGCACCTGGAATTGTGTGCCCGTTGCCGTCCATTCGCCGCCTTCGTCCTTGCAGTCGCCCGGGGTATAGCCGTACAGCGCCTCGCAGCGGTCGGCAGTCATGTACTTTGCAATATAAACGGCGTTGTTCACCAGGCACATCCGCTCGTAGGTTGCCTCATGCTCGAACGTGTAGCCGTACTTCTTCGCAAAATCCATGCAGTAAGCAATGATCTCTGGTGTCGCATCGGGGATCTTGATCGAATCCGTTTTGATGTGCGCCACCTTAAAACCACGCTGCTGCACTTCATCCTGCAAAGTGCGCATAAATAAAGCCCCTCGAAGCGCCACAATGTTGTTGACGTTCTTGGGGTTGCGGAACGGGTTGTCAAAGCTTGCGCTGGTCAGCCCGTACACCGAGTTGATAGCGATCTTCAGCGCCTGCGCCAGAGCCTTTGCCTGCTGCGGATCATCAAGGTACTTTGCCAGTTTGCCGCCAAAGAGCCCCTTTGCCTTCTCGTACTCGCCATGTTTCACGTAGATTCGTACATCCATCAGGTCATTGAAATGCTTGGTGTACTCACCAAAGTAGTTCATGGCTACAGCCGAATGCGGATGCAGCGACGCAACGTCCAGCAGAGCTACGTTCGTGTACATCCCGGGCTCAGCGTAGACATAACCACCCATACCCAGGTCTGTGCCCCGGAACATGTTGTGGTATTTGCCGTCCTCGCCCTTGACCCACTCGTAACCCGGGAAGGCGTTGATGATGTTGCAGTCGGTCAAAATATCAGGCTCGACTTCCACGATCGCATCGGATTTTCCCGTAGCAAGGTCGGTGTAGACCAGCCGGGGGTGCTTTTCCTTGCCGAAAATAATGCGTGTTGTCAGCGAGTTTGTCGTGTCGTTCACCGTCATTCCGGCAAGGTCTGCCAGGATCTCGCGTGCCACAAAGTCTGCCTGACGCTTTTTCGAGTAGAACAGGGTCTCGGTCGCGATCACGTCGTTGTCGCAATACTCGGCCACCTTGTCCCACAGGCTCTTCGGCACCGGCTGATCCCACGGAAGGCCCAGTTCCTGATGGTGGATGCCCAGTTCGATCTCAAACTTCTTCAGGCTCTGCTTTTTCGACGAGAAGTCGTAAATATCAGTGTAGGACAGGTTGTACGCCTCCCCAAAGAAGCCCGTGTGCTCGTTGATGATCCGGTTGGACAGCGCATAGATCTGCTCCACCGACATTCCGATCATGCGGGCCCAGAGGATATGGTTGTCGTACTTGCGGTTGTTGAAGCCGACCAGCCGATACTTTGTCAGGGTCTCGATCTCATCCGGTGCAGGATTCACCATGCGGTGCACAGGGTCCTGCTTGGCAAACTTCCAGTTCACGAGCAGCAGATTCGGGAACACCTCCACGTCGAAAAATATCAATGGCGTTTCCTCTCCCGCAGGGGCCTCCCGCTGAATATCATCCTTCGACTTGAAGTGCATCTTTGCCACGATCTTCAGGCAGGTGTCCGCCTGGTTCGTGCTGCTGGCGGCAAAGCCCAGGATCGCATTCCGCATGTCATCCACGTTGTAAACGACATTGCCCTCGTAGGCTTCGTCCATGATGTGGGCAATAAAGTCAATGCTGGGCTTCGTGTAGGGGCTGATCTCTTTGGCAAGGGCTTTCTTGATGAGGATACGCAGGTGCCGCTCATCCTGGATCTGCTTTGTATCAACCATTTTCGTTTCTCCCTTCAGTGGCAGGCCGCTGCTGATGGTTGCAACCGGAATATCATTGCATTTCGACAGTTTTCTCCGCAGAGAGGACTTCCCCGTGAACACCTTGACCTCGATGTTCTCGTCGTAGATCCTGCTCAGTTTCGTTGCATCGCCGGTGTAAATATAATGCAGGTGGATTCCCGCACCAGATTTGCTCAGTTCTGCGTATGTTCGGGGCCATTTGGAAGCAGCTTCCAGGTTGCGCTCGAAGCTCTTTTTCCCATCCGGCCCGGGAATATCAAAGTCGATGACAATGTGATTCTCCGGAACTTTCACGTAGTGCAGTCTCGAAGCATCCAGTTCGGCCAATTTTGACTTGACATTCTCCCATTTTCGCATCGGAATGCCGTCGTCTGTCGCATACTGTGCAGGGCAGTCCTTGCAAATATCATTGAAGAGAGAATGCTGCTCCTTGAACTCGATCCATGACGTTTCCGGCTCGGCAGTGGGTTCTTCTGCCTTTACCGGCTCGTCAAGGAACTCTTTGAATTTCTCCGCTTTGAAGCCGCTGTAATAGCTCCGCACCCGCTCGCCGTTCACGGTCTCCGCGCGTTCCTTGTACTCCTCGAAGTAGTTCATCAGCTCTTCGCGGAACGCACGGCGCGAATAGGGGTACGCCACCTTTGCCTCGTCGTTGTAGGTGTTGTACATCGCCCAGGCCCGCTTCAGGGATACACCGTCCTCCTTCTTGAAAATATAAAAGGAATCCAGCATGAAGTTGTAAAAGTCGTTGGATGCACCCAGCATACGGGTCGGAATGTAATCATCGTAGAGATGTTTGTTCTGCTCGTATACCTCCTTGCAGTGCCATGCGATGCCTCCCAGCTCAAAGTCCACCTTTGCAACAAGGTCGCGGTACTTTTTCGCAGGGATCTTTTCGCCGGTAGGTTCCACATCGATCAGTCGTCGGATCAGGCCCGATTTTGCATCCGTGATCTTAACGGGCTTGTTGGTGCCCAGGAACATAAAGCACTTGAACTGGCTGGAATACTGGCTGCGGAACTTCTCGTTCACCAGCATTGTCTCGTGGGATACCAGCGAGTTCAACCGGGTGTTGTCCTCGATGCGGGAAAGGTCACCGTCATGCTGGATCGCGATCAGCGGGTTCGATTTGAACGCCTCCAGCGCAAACGCATTGGACGATGACCCCAGCACCTTGGAGTCGAACACCGACCAGTACCCGTCAAAAAGCTTCTGGACGATGTTCAGCACGGTAGATTTACCGCTTCCGGGTGGGCCATAGAGCACGAGGAACTTCTGGATCTTGCGGGAATCGCCGTTCACGATCGCGCCAACCGCCCATTCGATCTTCTGTCGTTCCTCGGGAGAATATAAGGTAGACATCAGCTCGTCATAGGCGCTGATGCTTCCCTCCTCCAGAAGATACGGAAGCCGCTTCGACGCATAGCTTTCCTTCTTGACCGGGGTGTTCGCAAATATCAATGTATCGTCAAGGGTGTGGTAGTTGTCCCGCATCTGACGCTGACAGTATTTGTGCCAGTTGTCGATCATCCCGCTCTCCGCATCCCACATGTGCAGGACACGGTAGCTGTCATTAAAGACCTGCTTGTGCTCCTCCGCGTAAATATCCAGCGCACGGTCGATCATCTGGAGCGCATCCTGTTCGTCCGTGCTCCAGAGTCCCCGCTCTTCCATCCAGACTGCGTAAAAATCAGAACCCCGGATCATCAGGTCTTTCGACTTCTTGATGATGAATTTGGGATAAATTTCGATTGTCCCGCGTTTTCCCGTCCGCGTTGCAATCATCAGGAAATCAATCATTTGTAACTGACTTCCTCCTTTCTCCGAGGTTTTTATACGTCTTTCTCTTTCTGGAGGGTAATCTGGGCCAGTGCTGCCTCAGCCTCACGGGCACGCTCATCGGCTTCCTTGCGCTGCTTTTCCGCCTCGTTCACCATCTTGCAGGAGACAAAGCCAAACCACAGCAGACCAGCGATGAGAATGTTCTTCCGGATGCATTTGCCCTTCATGCGGCGGATGGTGTGGTTGGCCACCTCCAGTGCAGCCTTGCTGTTGCTCAGGTCGATCAAAATATCAGTCAGTTCCATTGTCAATTTTCCTCCAGTAATTCGGGTCAGCCAGGATCAGCCGACCAATGTTGTTCTCGTCTCGACACGCTGTGATTCGCAGCATCACATGGGATTCGTCGAGTATTTTCTCAACGAATCCTTCCATAGGGATGCAGATTTTCGATTCATATGTCATCAAAACTCATTCTCATTCAGGTAGGCCATCAGCTGGTACCAAATATCAATGGTGCGCATGTCGATGGTCGGATGGTTCAGCGTAAAGAGACCGCCAGCTCCGTTCGGCTGGTAGTCCCGATCCATAAACCGGGCCAGGATCGGTTCCGCGCGCTCTTCGCTGAAACGGGTGTCGTCCATGGCAGCCAGACCCAGGCTGACGACCATGCTCCAGAACCACTGCCCCACACGGTTGCCCATGCTGCGGTCTTCCATGATGTGCTCCTCGATGCGGATCGCCAGCGCAACCATCATCTCCAACATAGAGCAGGGTACGCCCTGAAATACCGCATCGATCTTCCCATACGGAATATTATTCTCCGATGCAAAGCGGTACCGCAGGTTGATGCCGTCCGTTGCCCGGCAAACATCCATTTCGCACGCCGGAATATAATCTCGGTTAAAAAGATACATCAGCAAGCGGTGAAAGCTGAGGTTCCGGGGTTCCCATTCGCCGCAGACGATCTTGTAGAGCCAGTCATAATACTGCTCCGTTTCCTTCATAAAGTTCATTCATCCTCCTCATCGTCATGGTTGCCAGACCAGTTCTCCCGAACCCGGAGAATCTCATAGTCCTTGTGGTAGTTGTGGTTGCGGACATGAACGGCGCTCGGCACGAACTCGCCAATGCGATCCAGTGCCTCGTTGCCAATGATCTTCGGAATATCATCATCGTCCACGGGCTGATTCTCCGTGTCGAACACCAGCGCTCCGTCTGCGTAGTAGGTCAGGAAGGAAGTCTCATAGTCGTCCAGCTCGCCGAACTGATCCGGCTCAATGACTTCGATGGCCTCATGTGCCACCACCTCTTCCGGGTCAGATTCAGTCCGGTACTTCCCTGCCAGCTGCTCAAAGCTCTTCTGGGTCGCCCTTTCCTCGATGGTCTTGTCCATATCGGCTTCCTTCTGCCGCAGATTCTCACGCTCGGCCTCGTACCGTTCGCCGTAATAGGTCTCGTATTTCTTCTCGAAAACGGTGTGCATCACAAGGGCACCCGCCCCAAAACCTGCTGCAAAGAGCAGAATATCACGCACGATTTTGTTCATTGTCGATGTCTCCTTTGATCGTCATCATGGTAAACGCCAGTCCGCCAAAGAAAAGGGAGACACTCATCAGAATGCCTCCCACCATGTGGCGCTTGCGTTTGGTATCGGTCAGATAGTCCAGAAACAGGAAAGTGTTTTCCAAAGTTTCCATCGTTCCACCTCACTCAGAAAGAACCGCCAGACCAGAGACGAAACAGACTCCGGCCATGGCAGCAAACAGGTAAGACAGTCTCTTAACGAATCTGGTCATAGCGTATTCCTCCAAAATATCAGTCTCAGATCTTGTCGATGATGGGTCCGTCGCAGTTGAACCGCAGCATCACCGAGCGCTCAGTACCATCGATAAAAGCATTCAGTGCATCATTATCCCTGACATAGTTGGTAATACCGAAGTCCACATGGCTCTGGTGGGACGGATCATTCGGATCATAGATCCAGCCCACGATCTGGCCTTCCGGGGTCTTCATGGTTACACCGCCATGAGTGCCCAGAGATGCCAGAACGTCGTTCAGGAACAGGTGCCCCTGGGTGCGCAGACGCTTATTTGCTGCTCGCTCCATCAGGAAGAGGTAGTTGCGGTTCAACTGGCTGTCGGGCTGCCAGGTGTCCACGGTCTCGTCAAAGATGCAGGTATAGGGGCTGGTGTGCTGCATGGCGATATCCTTGTATTCCTTGATGGTCTCCTCCACGCCCTGCTCGTTGGTGCTCTTGCTCTCGAGCTCCACAGCCTTGATGTTGTGCTCCAGCTCCTCCTGAACACGGCTGCCAAAGCGGTCGGATACACGGCTCTTGTACTCCTCAAAGGCCTTGTCCAGAGCAATATAAGCCGCAGTCAGGCTCGCATTGCGCTTGGACATGATGTGGTGGGAACCGAACATGCAGCCCAGAGATACCGCACCCAGGGTGACCGCAGGTGCATACACCTTTGCCAGCTTCAGGCCGGTCTGGACGTAGGTGGTCGTAATATCGCTCTTGTAATCCTTCTCGGTGTAGGTCTCGCCCTCGCTCAGCTGGATCTCACCGCTCTCGATCTGCTGCTTGGTCGTGTGGATGCTCTCCACCTGAGCATTGTGCTCGGTCAGAATATCCTGTGCCTTGATGGTCGCCTTGCAGGCCAGCACAGTAGCGGTCACACCACCAATGGCAGCGCCAACGATCATAATGGTGGGGCTTGCCTTCTTCAGCTTGTAGCCGCACTTGGATGCAGCACGGGTCATCTTTTCCACGATTTCGGTTTTGTCAATCTTTTTCAGGAACTTCATAAATATCAATCCTTTCTTATTGTTCAGCGCAGCGGTACAGGGCGAGGCAGCATCAGGCGATATCCGCCCGGGATGCCCTTGATGAGCGCCCCGTCAAGGTTGTACCAGCCGTAATTGTAATCGGTGCTCTCGTTGGAAACGCCCATCAGATCCCACAGGTCGCCCACAGAAACCTGACCGTACTGGCGAATCGCATCATACATCTGGGAAAGCGTGTCGTCTGCATCCCCGCGGAACTCAAAGTCCAGGTTCTGCAAGCTGCGTCCTACGGCCCGGTTCGGATTTCCCTGCCGGTTACCAGAGCCACCCTGATAGTAGGTGTCGTAGCTGTTCCGCTGGGTGCGGGAGCCGGAGTAGTTGCTCGAAGAGCCGCGAGAACGGTCCTCGCCAAACAGTGCAATGCTGACCGCAGAGTTAAAAATACTCCACAGACCGTTCTTCAGCATGGGCAGCAGATAGTCCACCACGATGCGGTTCTTCACGGTCTTGAGGTCCTCGGCCAGGAACTCGTTGGCGATCTTCTGGATATCGTTCTGCTCCTTGAGGGTCACTTTTCCCTTGACGACCTTCTGGAACTTCTTCTGAGGCTCTGCGGCAGGCTGCTGTCCGATGCTGCTCTTCGGCATGTTTACTTGTGCCATGTTGTCATCCTTTCAAAAAACAAAAAAAGTAAGAGCCGCAGATTTCTCCACGGCTCTCGCCTTGCCTAACATTACTTCTCTTCAGAAGTTTCCTCAACGTCCTCGTCAGGAACGTCCACCTGTGCAGAATCGACATCCTCAATCTTCCAGGGCTTCTGCCAGACGATCTTCTTCTTGGTCTTCGGCTTCTCCTCGTCCTTGTTCTGCTTCTTGGCCTTGTGCTTCCGGTACAGTCCGTATCCCACGGCTGCAACCAGACCCACAGCACCAACAGCGAAACCAAAGCCCGAGCCGTTGCTCGAAGTTTCCTCGTTATCGATCATCTGAACATTCTCCTCCGGAACGACCTCAACAGAAGTCTCGTTCTCCATAGTAGTATCGTTCATGTTCGTCATTTCGTCCATTTTTGTTACCTCTTTCTTAAATATAAGTTTATAATGTCGGAGTATTACCTCCATAAAGGAAGCTGATTTTTTCGCGCCGGGTCAAATATCAATAGCCGCCCAGCCACTTCGGAGGCGTGTGATACTCCAGCGTCAGACAGGGCATCCCGTCCTCGTCCAGCCGGGACGCATAGAAAATATCAACGTTAAGCCCCGAATCCGTGTCCCAGCCCAGCAGGTCACCGTTGACGCAGTGGTCGATGCCCAGATAGTCGAACAGATCATTCTCGCTCACCCGGAAGTCACTGAGCAGCTGTTTGTTGACCCCATTGACGGCCTTTTCGATCATGGCCTTGGTCGTCCAGAAGTAGGTGTTGGTCAGGCTTTCCCAGCACTTCACCCGCTGGTCATAGGAAACATCGGTCGCGGCAAGACCCTTGGCAGGCTGGATGGTTGCCGGTTCGGGGCACTTGGCCATCTTTTCCAGCGCAATGGTCTCCCGGATCTCCTGCTCTTTTTCCGGGCCGATGGTCTCCAGCACCTTGTCCTGATAGGTCTTGAGCGCGCTCTCAGAAAGGGTGCACGCCGCGGCCAGTGCAGCATTCCGCCGCTCGTCCACATGGACTGCACCAATGACACAGCCCGCAGACAGCACCATGCTCAGCGCAGTCGGCACGTACACCGGGCCAGCCGTCTTGACAATGGTCTTCACGTCCAGCTTTTCCACGCCCAGCTCCTGCTTTTTCTCGTCCAGCAGGATCATGGCCTTGGGGGTGGCCGTCACAGCAAAATAGACCGCCGTGATGCTTCCCGTGATCGCCAAACCACCCAGGATCTTGGATGCGTTCTTGCCTGCGCTCCTGCGCACTGCCTTTGCAAATGTTTTCAGGTTCATGTTCGTACCTCCAAAAATTTATAAAAAGAAAGAGCCTACGATTTCTCGTAAGCTCTCGCCTTTCAGATATGTCCGTGCTGCTTCAAATTCTCGAAGCGAATTTCTGTTTCACGCTGATCATCGCGCTCCAGTTGGATCTGGTAACGGATATACTCGTACAGTCTGGTCGGCTGCTTCTTCAGATAGTGATACAGCCCCGTAAAGCCGTATCCTACTGAACGTGCAACTGCCTTCAGTACGCGTACCATTGCCTTGTCCATCTTTGCATAATAGTCGTGATCGTACATAAATATCAATCTCCTTTGTTTGCCAGTTTGGATATCTCTTCCATAAGGGAGACTGAAATTTTCGCGTTTACAGGTTCTTTTCCGCAAGCTGGCGCTGAACTTCCTCCCGCACCATGTCCTGCATTTCCTCTTCGCTGCGCTGCTCCTCGATCAGATCGTGGCCAAAGCTCAGGATCGCGCTTGCAGCCATCATGGCTACGGATGCAACTTTCCACCAATTGATCTTTTTCATAAAATATCAGTCTCCTTTTCAAAATTCAAAATGGTTCCCGTCTGGTCGGGTCGTAATCCAGATACTCTTTAATCGGCTCCTGGAATGCTGTCACATAGTACACTTCCAGTCCATCATCCGTTGTCTGCCGGGCATAGTTGAAGTCGATCCAGTAATATTCCCACTCGTTGCTCAGATACTCCGCGCACCAGCCCAGCATATCTCCTTCCGGTGTAAAGTCCAGTCCGGGCAGGAAGGAGTAGAAGTCATTCAGCGAGACTTCTCCATTCAACGCAAAGTTCCGATTCACGTTGTAGAAGGCATCCATCAGCTCCGTTTCCGTTGCATGGAAATATCTTTTTGAGATAGGCTCGTAGCAGAGCAATTTTTCTTCGTCTGTGCCTGCCGGGGCGGGGGTCTCCAGAACATCCTGCGTGTCCTTGTAAATATCTTTTTCTTCTTCCACGCCGATCTGCTCTGCCACCTGCCTGCGATACTCCTGATAGGTCTTTCCCAGCGCCATGTATGCCGCAGTCAGGCTTGCGATCTGCTTTTTGTTCAGCGCATTGGAGCCCAGGATGCAGGCAATGGTACCGCCGCCAAGAATCGCAGCCGGAACGTATGCTTTCCAGCACATCAGAACAATTTGTTTCTTTGTCGGAGGCTCTTCTGTCACTCCAAACTCGTTTTCGTTGAATTTTGTCAGCTCCTTGTCAACTTCAAGTATGTGCTGCGCCTTCGTGGTTGCCCGCCCGGTCTCGATGGCCGTTGCTACCACACCAACAGATGCCGCCACCGCCAGAATGGTTCCGCCGTGCTTGCGCAGGAATTTGGCGCATGTTTTCGTCAGTTTCATTGTTCATCCTCCAAATTTCAAAAGCAGAAGTTTATCTCTTCCGGAATCGGCCAATAGTTATCATCGCCTTCTTCCTCGGGGATGTAGCTGTCACCATTTATGGTGAATTCACCATTTTTAAGCTTATTCATCATAATAACTGTTCCGTCGTTACTTTCTTGTATAAGCCGCAGTTCCTCCTCGGTTAATTCCATACGCACACCAAGGCGCATCCATACAGATTTCTTTACAGCACTCATAATGTTCAACCTCCATTTTGAAAAATAAAAGAGCCTACGATTTCTCGTAAGCTCCGTTTCGATTAGTTTCTTTCTTTTTTCATACTCTCAAAAAGCACTCTCTTAAAAGCATCAAATACCTTCCGGTTGCGCTTGCAATACTTTTTATGAAACGTATCGTCCAGTTCATGCGCCGCCTGCCCGTGGCCGTATTCTAGCAAATCGTACCATGCAGACACCGTACTTACTACGGCGAGTACGTCAATCACATAATAAACTGCAATGCAACCCGCAATTGCTCCAATCAATTTCTTCATAGTTCGTACCTCCAAAATATAATTCTGAGACTAATCATCTCATAAAGCGCCCTGAAAAATTCGCGTCACAGCACATCCGCCTTCTTCAGCAGTTCCAACAGCTGCGCCTTGGTCACTTCGCCGTCTGCTTCCAGATGCACCTTCATCTTCTGGTCCTTCTCGCTCCAGCTCACCTGAATATCTTTCAGCTGCACCTCTACACCGGGCATCTGTTTCGCCAGTGCCTTGTTGATGACCTTCGAGATCAGATTGCGCAGAAATCCAGACCGGATCAGCATAATATCCTCCATAGTGTTCAACCTCCAAAAATAAAATTGAAAAAGATAAGAGGGCGTGATCTTTCAGATTTCGTCCTCTTCCAGATTGCTCTCTTCGTCTTTTGCATCAACCCAATTGTTCAGCTTGCTCATCTTGTAATACGCCCATCCGCAACATGCCAAGCCAATGCTCGCACATGCGGCGCAGTATTTGAAATAAGCCCCATAAGTAATAGGTTTGCTCATAAAGTTCTTAATAGCTTTCATCATAGTTTTCTCCTTTCAATGTAAGCCCTCTTACCTCCATAAAGCGAGATGTATTTTTCGCGTCCGGGCAAAAAGAAAAAAGCCCACGATTTCTCGTAAGCTCTTCTTCCGGGACAGCCCTGTTAAGTTGTGTATCTCCGGTCTATCAGATATCCGTCTAAAATATCAGTCTTTCGGCCGGAACGCCGAGCACAACAGCCACACCACAATGGTCACAATCGCCATCACAATCGCTGTTATGATCATCTGCCCAACCGTAATCGAATAATTCCAGATCTTCTTAAAAATAGATTCGTTCATAATCCTTACTCCTTTTCTTGGGCTTCTATCCCATAAAGTGAGCAGAATTTTTCGCGTCTTGGTAAAAAGAAAAGAGCCTACGATTTCTCGTAAGCTCTTGCCTTATCAAACGATATTTTTATCTCTCTGTTTTACTTTTACGCTTTCAATTGCGCCTACCAGTTTCAACAGTTCAAAATCACGTACCATACCCGCAAAGTCTACCATTTCGACTTCAGCTTCCCAGTTTGATCTCACTCCGTTATATCCTCCATAGGAACCAAGCCAATGCATCTTTCGGTCAATTTCCTCCCGATTCATTTTGCTGTTCCGATGGATTACCTCCTTCAGAATATCACCACTGTTGCTTCCGCCAACAATAGCCTTTACAACGATCGTCATTTTGTGTCTCAGCATAATAGTTTCTCCTTTCATGTAAACACAGAAATTCTCGTTTCCATAAAGGAGCCTGTTTTTTTCGCGTTCTGACAAAAGAAAAAGAGCCTACGATTTCTCGTAAGCTCCTTTGCAAAATATCAAGCAGTTCTCTTTATTTCGACGCTATTCTCATATAGCTCGTGAGGTGCGACATCCTGACCTTCCGGCCATTCGATACCGCTTCCATCGGGCAATAGTGTCACCCTGTTGAAATATCCATCGTTTTGTAACATGCCATACCAAGAACCGGTGGCATAGGGGGCAACATCGAACAGCCTTACTTCTCCGGTTTCATAGTACAGTCGTAATTTCATCTGAGCAATCGGCTCAACTTTTGTCAGTCTCGGTTGCAGCATCTAAAATCACGCTCCTTACTTCAGGGGATCAATGCGGAAAAACTGCTCACCGTTGCTCAACAGCTTCCAGTTCGCCGCTAGATCGTCTTTATGGATCTCCATCCATGCATCCAAGAGTTTCATCTGACTGCGTGGGATCTTTCCTTCGAGAACAGTTCCGTCCAATGCAACAACAACTTCTTGCCCAGAATACTCAGCATGGATGTGCGGCATATTATGTTTACCACCCATTTCTCGATACATCCGGACAATGATTCCGTAGAACATACATAATACAGGCATCCTAAAACACCTCCCTATCTTATTATACCAAATGGGGTTATAAAAATAAAGAGCCTCCGATTCTTTACACGTGCTCAGATCAAACTCCTGTCAAACACGGTCTCCCAGCGTTCTTTCTTGAGGGGTTTCATACGCAGTGCCCACATGATCTGCCGTACGGTCACAGTCGGGTACTCGCCCTTTGCGTTTTTCTTCTTTGCGTGGCTGTCAAAATACTGCCGGAACCCTTCATGCAGATAGATCTTGTCGGTCAGCCAGGGGTCGATGGCGCTCCAGTAAGTAGCCTTGGTTTTCTCGTTGTAACGCTGTTGGATCACGCACAGGCCTTTCCCCTGTTCCCGGTAGAGCGTGCAGACACGATACACCGGGTGATTGCATCGGTAAACGCTTCCGTAGTAGCTCGTCCACTCTTTTGGCGGTATGTCGTGATATCTCATAAAAAAATAAAGAGAGCCCGCAGCTTTCGCCACGAACCCTCTCGGTTCCTCCTTTACTTTCTGTCCGTAAAGCCTCTTTTGATCTCATGGAGACCATCGTTCATTGCTCTGGAAAGCGGCGCTACACCGCCAGCCTCGCAGATCGACCAGTATACCGTCGTACCAATCGTTCCCAGAAACGTCAGGCAGCTGATGCCAAACTTCGCCCACTCAATGCGCCGTGCCTTCGCAGCCTTCTCCTGATCGTTGATGACCTCCTGGCCCTTCCGCCGTTCCTCATCCTCTTTCAGGTTCTGGTTGCTCTCCTGCTCGTCGCTCTTGAGCTGCATGTCGTACAGCTGCAATGCCATCTTCGCCGTGTTCGTGTACTCGTCCGTACCCGGTTTCAAGTCCTTGAGACTCTCCAGCGATTGCTTTGCCGCTTCCTTCAGCAATTCTTTGTTTTCGTAGTTTTCCATTTTGATTTTCTCCTTTACAAAGTAATTAGAGTTTCCTCCATTAAACACCATGTTTTTCTCGCGTCAGGTCCAGTTTGTGCACCCGCAGCATGATGTACTTGTCGCCTTCAAAATTCTTCACCTCCTCGTCCAGGCTCAGGCTCAGATAGGGCCAGTCGGGGGAATCCTCCTCACCGATCAGCAGCTCGCCCACTTCGTAAATATCACGGTAATGGAACCAGCGGTAGAGCGCCATCCCGAAGAGCAGCCCCAGAACGATGGCAACGAATAACACAGCATAGTAGATGTACAGCATTTTGAAAATCTCCTTTTAATAATGTAGTGGATAAAACGGTCTTCTGCGTGATGAAAAAATAAAAGAGCCTACGATTTCTCGTAAGCTCTCTACGCCTTAGATGTCGTTGCGAATCAGAAACAGGTCATTTCTGCTTCAAGTTGCTCTCACAATTCCTCCTGCCCGGATCAATGTAATTGCATTTACATAAGCCGCGCGTGCATTTTTTGCATCCTTGTATTCGTCCGTATTCACAAACATCACTTTCTGGTTGCTTTCGATAAACACCCGCACCTTATCCATTGCATTCACATAGCCCCGGTCAAAGTTCGTCTTTACTCGATAGTTCATAAATAATAATCTCCTTTCAAATTTCGGAAGACATCCTTCCATAAAGCACAGGGAAAATTTCGCGTTGCTTCGTTACGCCCTATTCTAAAATAGAAAAAAGAAAAGAGCGCATGTTTCCATACGCCCGTTTTCCGGTCAGAATCCATCAGCGGATACCACACCGAACATCGTTCAGCATGAGGAGTTCTTCGCCCTCATTCCAGCCTGCATACTTGTCGTTATACGCCTCGTTAAATGCGGCCATAATAGAGTTCATCATTTCCTCAAAACCCTTCACAATATTCTTCAGCATAGTAAATACCTCCTAAAATTGTTTATTTCTTTCCATAATAGAAGGTGAAATTTTCGCGTCTGCGTAAAAAAAAAAAATAAGAGCCTGTGATTTCTCACAAGCTCCATTTTGATCAGTGTTTCTTCTTTGTTCTGCTTTTCACCTCGTTTGTCTTTGCTCCGATCAGCTTTGCCAGTCTGACCAGAATCACAACGATCAAGATCCAGATAATCAAGTTAAACATATCAACATACCACCTTTCATAAAGGCAGCTGAATTTTTCGCGTCCAGATAAAAAGAAAGAGCCGCAGATTTCTCCACGGCTCTCGCCTTTATAAAACGATGTAGTTCGTCGGTTTGGTTACATGCTCGATGATTCCTGCTTTCTTCAGCAGCTCAAAGTCTCGTGCAATGCCGCCCAGGTCATAGTTTTCGAGCCTGAGCTGATACTCGCATTTCTTATGATCCTTATCACCACAGCTTCCCAGCTTGTCTACAAGTGAATCAATGATTCGACTGTCAACATCGCAGTTTCTGCGGATGACTTCTCTCATAAGATCGCGACGATCAGTCATATCGTCAACGCCCTTCACGTCAATGTACATAATAGTCTTTTTTGCCTTAAACATAGTAAAATCTCCTTTACATAATCAAATTTTCGTGAACTTTCGTCCATAAAGGAGCCTGAATTTTTCGCGTCATGCCCGCTCCCGGCTGAGGATCCAGAAGAACTTGCGATAGTTGTTGTAGTAAGTATCCTTGCAGCATGGGCACCCCTTGATCCGGAGGGCTTCATAGGAATGTCCTTCTGTCACGCCGCGCAGAATATAAGGTGCGATTGCTGGTTCCAGTTCGCCCAGGCAGTGCTCCAGCAGATCGACCCTACTCGAATAGAATGCTCGCGCCATCGCCATTTGCTCTGTCGGGTTCGAGGGTGTTGCATTGACGATTGCTCCCGTGCTTTCCGGAAACGCTTTCCATCCGTCGATGCGTACCAATGCGCGCTTCCATTCGTCGTATTGCCGGCAAAAATGTTTCAGTTCGTAATACCGATGCTTTGAAATATAATAAGGATTCTTTTTCGATAGCTCCGCCCGTTCGCCCCGCATGATTTCGTTACAGTTTTTCATAAAGTAGACTCCTTTGCACTATTTCTCAGCCCACGCTGAGTTCAAAGGAATACTACTGGAAAAAACTGTCGTCTGCGTCCTGTTTTATTTTATTCTGGGTGAAGCGTTGCCCATTTTGAAATCTATCGTTTAATCTAGAATAGAATTCATAAAAGAAAAAGCCCGGAAAATCCGAGCTTTTCAGCGTTATCTCATGTTTTTCAGAGGACTGTGCCTGCGGTACAGCTCTGCCAGATCCTCCTGTGTCAGGTCAAGATAAGCCTGTTCTGTCACGGTCACACTACTGTGCCCCAGAATCCGGCTCAGGGTGTAAATATCTCCGCCATTCATCAGGAACCGTTTTGCAAAGTTGTTCCGGAACACATGCGGATGAACGTTCTTCAAACCAACTCTCTTAGCGTACTTTCGGACGTTGGCTTCAAAATTATTTGCTTGCAGCGGTTTCCCCTCGTTTGTACAAAATAAAAAGTCGCTGTCACGGTAGCGGTCTTTGTATTTGCTCCACTTCCGGATCTGCCCTGCCATCTTCTCCGAAAAGAATACCGATCTGCCCCGTTTTCCTTTCGTGTTTTTCGCTGGCAGCCAGATAAACCGTTTTGCCAGATTTATGTCATTGACTTGGATCAGCAGGCATTCACTGATTCTCATACCGGTGTCCATAAGGAGCTGAATAATCACAAAGTCCCTGTACTCACTGAATTTGGAAATATCCAGCGCTCTCAGCAGCCGTTTGAAGTCGTCATCTGAGATAAATTCCAGCGGCTTGTGCTCTGTCTTCGTAAAGTCGCCACGCTTAATCGGCGATTTCCGAAGAATATCCTCATCGACGCACCAGTTAAAAAACACTCTGAGATTCCGCAGGTAGTTGTTGATCGTCACATCTGAGACTTGTTTTCCGTAGTCCGGACGGTTTTCCGGATAATTTCTGGCATCCTGATTCGTCACAGCGGTATACTTTCCCCGCCTCCGAATCTCCTGAATGTATCCCTGAATCGTCAGATGCGTAACATTTTCCGTGCGCTCAATTCCAATTTTGTACAAATGTTGCATGAACAACCTCAACGTCTGCTCATAACTGCCAATCGTCTTCATACTCAGTCCCTTTAACTCGCACGCCTCCAGAAACATTTCTACATCTTTTTCCACCACAAAAAACCTCCGGAATCCATTCGGCTCCACACCCAATAAATTCCGGAGATTTATCGTCCTATCAACAATCAATTCATCGCTACGGAATCCACAATTCTATAATTCCATAGCGATAAACATTTTTCAGCCTCCCAGAATTGCCAGATGTGCGCACAAAATATCATGTCGGCATGTGCATCCATCACACTGCCCTCTGCCGCTTATCCAGCCGCATTTTGTCAGCGATCATCGCGATGAATTCGCTGTTGGTGGGCTTGCCCCGCAGGTTGTGGATGGTATAGCCGAAATAGCTGTTGAGAGTATCCACATCGCCCCGGTCCCACGCCACCTCAATGGCATGGCGGATGGCGCGCTCCACGCGGCTGGCAGTGGTACCGTTTTTAGGATAGGAAATTTACCTAATTGTTGTGAGGTATTCTCCGTTCTTCACAGGTATAGGCGCAAGTTGTTTATCGTGCCCTTATTATACCAGATGCCAGGGCATATATCCATCGACAAATCGCTCAAATCCGACAACTCAAAAAAGAAAAGTCCATGAAAATATCAATGCCCAGCGGCACCATATTTTTCCATAGACTTTTCCTCCATTTTGATTACTTCCTGGCGTTGTTCTCCGCCCTCAGCCGTGCAAACAGTTCGTCTGCCTCGATGGCCTCCTTGGTGAAGGAGTTGTTCTTCCACCAGTTGATAATGGCCACCACAACGGTGATGAGGGTGCTGACCAGTTGCTGGAGCTGCTCGTTGTCGATGGGCAGCGGGCTTTTGTTGAACGAAGCCAGCAGACTGTTCAGCAGTGCCACGATCAGGCAGATGGTTCTCGCCCAGGTCGCAGCACTCGCATTGGTGTATTTCTCCATTTTGAAGTCCTCCTGTTCAGGCTGTGTGATCTTCCCGCAGCGGCAGTGCCTTCATCCGCTCGTATAGGTTCGTGCCGGTTCCGTTGCCCTTCAGTTCGTGGTACGCCTCGTATACAAGCCCCACGTTGGTCAGCCCTTCCGAGTCAACATACCCTTGCTGAATGTAGTACCGGCAGCTCTGATAGAGTCTGTCGTGGAGCAGAGCCTTCACCGCTTTTTTCAGTGCCTTCTGCTCCTGGATGGTGGCGTAGAGCGCCTTCCCTGCCCATCCCAGCGCCGCCGCGATGATCAGGGAGACCACCTCGTTGAAATGGGTCATGATAAAGCTTTCCGTGGGGTTCACGCTCCCTTCACGCTTGTCAGACCCGCTTTTGCAATGATACTCGGGTAATCCTTGTAGACATGGTTCACGTCCACCACGCCGCTCACACCAGCCACATTGCCCTTGGAGCTGTACTGCCACATACCGTGCTTGCGGGTCGGCCGCTTGTTCCGGTAGTCCGCCAGCCATAGGTCAAAGTCGTTCAGCTGCCACATGTTCAGGTTGTAGTCGGCAAAGTTCGAGTAGGTGTACAGGATCGCGTACAGCCCCCACTTTTCGATCTCCCTGAGCTCCATTTTGACAAGTTTCGTCAACTCGGCTGCGGGCAGACTTTTCAGATGGGGGTCCTCCACGTCCATAGCAATGGGCAGCTCAAAGCTCTTCCCTTCCAGGCATGTCTTGAGCAGGTTCAGCTCCTTCTTTGCCATGCCTTCCGTTACCGCAACGGTGTAAGCATATACGCCAACTGGCAAACCCACAGATTTGGCCCCGGCATAGTTCGCTTCAAAGCACGGATCGACGTAGAGCTGCCCGCTCTTGGTGGAAACTGCACGGATCATCACGCCGCCTACTTTTCCGCTGGCCTTGACTTTTTTCCAGTCAATGGTTCCCTGCCAGCGGGAAACGTCGATGACATCAAGCATTCCCCTGCTCCTTCAGTTTCTCTGCCAGCTGGGTGCACAGCTTCTCGTACTCCTCTTCGGTCAGGCGGTCGTTGACAAAGAAGATATCCAACTTCTTCTGCATCCCGTTTGTCTTGCCGCGTTCGATCAGGCGTGCACAGGTGTTGTAGAGTTCCATTTTGATTCCTTTCTGCTCACGTTCTGCATGAGCCATCTTAATGCAAAAAATCGCTCATCAGCATTCCTTTTCAGTGGGCCAATAAGCGAAACGATACAAATGGGCTGACCCGACTCTTATTCCTCCGGCGTAACCCCCAGCTCCAACATGGTCAATCGGTACTCCTGATCCACCACCAGGCTGTCGGTGTCGGTTTGGGCGCTTTGCAGGGCGGCCAGTGTTTCGGGCAGGGTGTCCACGGCTTCCTGCTTTGCCGCTGCCTTCTGCTTTGCCGCTTCCTGTGCAGCCAGCTCTTCGGCGGTCGGCGGCTGTGGCACTTCCCCGTATTCGTACACCTCGTACTCCGCCCCGCATAGCCGGATGCCCCAGTAAGCTTCCCCGGGCTGTGTATTTTGGTTGTGTGCGTTTACCGCAGCCTCGATCGCGCTGTAATCTGCCGGGGTGCCGTCGGTCTCGGTCGGTATCGTGTACCCGGGGCGGATCGCTGTTTCTTCCATTTTGAACTCTCCTTTCCGGGTGCTCAGTCAATATAGTTACTGGAGGCCCATAAAAAGGTAACCGTTGTTACCAGCGTATTCAGCGGCAGTACGATGCAGGGGCGCAGACCGTGCGAGTCCTCTCTGTAGCCTGCATTGCAGAACCTTCCGTCCGCATAAAACGCGTACATATAGTTGCCGTTGTGGGTTCGTTTGGAGCGTGTCCAGTATTCATCGTCTGCTTTTCGCTTGTCGGTGGCATCAGTCGTATAGTCGAAGTAGTCCAGTTTTGCACCCTCCTGCGCCATCAGGCCATCTATGCCCTGCCAGGTGTAAATACCCATCTCGACCGCGGAAAGCAGAAAGCACTTTCTCGAAAGGCCGTTCGAGCCGGAGGAAACATTGGCCGAATTGTAATCCGCCTCCTTCACATAGGGCAGATGCACGGTCATCAGGCGGTTTGCCACACTGGGTGTGATATTTCCGCCCGGGTAGTTGACACACCAGTTGTCCAGAGCATATCCTTCGTAACCGTAGATGTAACCGCCACTGATGGAAGTGGACGCTGCAATGCTCGACCTCCAGAGCCATGCGCCGTTGGCCGTGCTGTCGTATAATCCGCCGCCAGGAACGCCCTTGTGCACCAGCTTATACCAGCAGGTATTGCCGCTCGGGTCTGCAATGCCAAATTCCGTCCCCAACGCAAAGGAGCTGATGGGATTGCCGCCGTCATAAAACTTCTTGGCCACGCCATCCACGCCGATATAGCCCTTATGTACTGGCCTTGCAGCACCATCCACGCCGGTGTAGATTTTGGAGACCGACTTGGCACTTCCGCCGATTCCGGTATAAATTGCCATGTTTCGTCCTCCTTATGCGTATACCAGCAGGATAGAGCCGGTTGCAAGGCTGCTTCCCGCACCGGGGTCACTGGTTTGGGAGGTGATGGTGTTGGTGTTGACATATGCCCAACCTGAAAAGCCGTTGCCATTAGTCCATCTCTGACGAAACGCCATTTCCCCTGTACTATGAGCAATATATACTTGTGTTACATTACCGGCATAATTCCACACCATAGCAATGCCGTATGTATATACCCCGCTTGGCCCGTTCGTTCCCCAGTGCTCAGGAGTTGTCCGCCAAATGCCTGTATCGAGAGTATCCCAATTAGGCACACCAGATAGCTCGTCTCTCCAGAGCAAAGTCTTGCACGCATCCAGGGCTGTCGAGCACCCAGTTCCTCCTCTTGCAAGCCCTAGAATCCCGGAAGTGATATTGGCCGCGCTATGGTTATGCGCACTCGGTGGAAACGTACTCGGCTTATCCGTCACGGAATTCCAATCCGTCTTGATGCTCTTGAACTTGTTGCCCACGGTCTTTGCGTCCGCGGGTGCGCCGTCAATGGTCAGGGTCTTGTCGGTGTTCACCACCTTCTTGGCCGCTTCCACCAGTTGGCGGGCTTCGTTCTCGCTGGCCTTGGCGTTTCCTTCGCTGGTCTTCGCATTCCCCTCGCTGGTCTTGGCCTTCCCTGCGCTTGCTTCGGCTTCCTTGGCCTTGGCGGTGCAGGTGGCCACGCTGGTCCCCATGCTGTCGGCGCTGGCTTTCGCGTTGGCCTCACTGGTCTTGGCGTTGGCCTCGCTGGTGGCAGCTTTCGTTTCGCTGCTCTTGGCATTGGTCTCACTGGTCTTCGCGTTGGTCTCCGAGGTCTTAGCCGCATTCTCGCTTGCCTTGGCGTTTGTCTCCGAGGTCTTCGCCTTGGTCTCACTGGTCTTTGCAGCGTTTTCACTGGCCTTGGCGTTGGCCTCACTGGTCTTTGCCGCGCTGGCCGAACCTGCCGCCGCAGAAGCAGAGGATGCCGCAGCGTTCTCACTGGCCTTGGCTGCATTTTCGCTTGCCTTGGCATTGGTCTCGCTCACCTTGGCAGCATCCTGGCTTGCCTTTGCCGCATCTCGTGCCGCTTCGGCCTGACGGAGCAGCTCTTTGATGTTGGCGATGCTCTGGTTCACAAAGTCCCGGGTCCACTCCATCGAGCTGGCGATGTATTCACGGACTTCCCGGCCATAGATCGCCTTCCGGATGCCCGTAATGATCGCATCAAAATCCATTCCTATTCTCAACCTCCTCCATTTTGAGCCCTTACGAACTGCTCAGGTTGCCCAGCAGCTGGTTCAGGAAACTGATGATCGCCTGTGCGATCGTCCATACGCTGTCCATGGCCTGCTTCTGCACCTGCTGCTTGGTCAGCTTCTCGGGGGTCAGACCAAAGGTGAACTGCTTCTCGTTGGGCGCATCCAGCGGCAGCTTCAGCTTGGTGCACACCAGCCACTTGTCGATCTCGTGGGGGCTGGAGATGATGTGGGTCTTGATCAGAAATCCCAGTCGGTCATTGCTTTCCCCGCTGTCAACCCGGTCGTAAGCGGTCAGGGTCATCACAGGCTCGATGTTCTGCTTGTACCCCTTCAGCTCGGTCTGTGCTTCTTTGCGCAGGTTGTCGCTGTTTGTGTTGCCATCGACCTGGATACACTTCTCAATGATGCCGTACTTTGCTTCTGCCGCCTCGTCCCGCACTGTTTCCGAGATCGCGCTCACGGTGGTCGTCTTGAAGATCCACCATCCGCTGGTGGTCGTCTGGGTGCCGTATGCGGTCACACGGGTCACCACGTCGCTGGACATCTGCTCCACATAGCTGAAATCCAGCAGATTTACGCCATATTCAATGGTCTGTGTCGTGGTGGCATCCGTTTCCACGAGGTAATCGATGTACACCCGCCATACCGCAGTGCCGTTGTCTGCCCGCACGATCCGTGTCCGCAGGTATCCGTCGTATTCTTCCAGCAAAAAGGTGTTCAGCAGGCTCCACTGGCTCTCGAACAGGGTTCCCTTGCTGGAGGTGTCGATGGTGCGCCCGGGCTGGATATTCACCTTCCCGATGCCAAAGGTCCCGTAAGGCCCCTGATAGTAGTCCTTCAACGCCTGCGTTGCAAGGTAGAAGATGCTGTTGGAGGGCACGCTCGACCACTGCTCCAGCGGGTTGTCGGTGGTCAGGTAGTAGGTTCCGCCGTTCACCTTCGGTACAAATCGCTGGAGATATCCCAGCACGCCCTCGGCATACAGCTTGTAGCTCAGGTCAAACAGCTTTTCCGTCTCGGTCACATAACCCAACCAGATCGGTTTGCCGTCCTCTTCCACCACCAGCCACGTTTTCTCGTACTTCAGGGTGGTGTACACAGGGTTCTTGTAGCTGCCGAATGCCGTGTTGATCTGGTATGGGATGGTCGCTTCAAAGCTGCCGAACTCGTTTTTGGCCAGATTCAGCACCGGGTCTTCAAGGAATCGGTTGGAAACGCTTCCCTCTATCGTGTCACCCTGGGAATCAAAGATGCACTCCCGGGTGTCCCACTGGAACCCCAGAGCACTCGTGCCGTTAAAGGTCTCCGTCTTCTTTGAGATGGTTCCCGCATAAACTTGATATCCGATGGCTCCTCCCTCCTTTCTGCATCCATTTTGAAATTTCGTAAAGCTGACGGAGAGGTTTAAAGATACGCTGGCTGGTAATACAGGTTGAGCGTTCCCGCATCGGTCGTGGTGCTCGCCCGCACTTCGTACACGTCATATCGCAGATCGTTGTCGATCAGGCCGATGTCCACCTTTCCCATGCCCTCGTCCATCATTGGGCAGTACGAGACCTCCTCTGCCGGAAGTCCCAGCTCTTTTGCTTTTTCGTAGGGGTAGGTCTGACTCTTTGCCAGTGTAACTCCCACAAAACCGCCACCGGTCCATTTTGCTTGCAGCAGGCTCGGTTTTTCGCTGGGCGGCATCCGGAAGGTCTTGGTCTGGAGTGCCTTGATGGGGATGTCCTTGCAGTAGGGCACGGCCAGATCGGTCTCAAACCCAAAGGTATCCCACACCCAGTCCTCCTGAATGTTGTCGTACAGGAACTTGAACGGGTAAAGGCTGTAGGCAAAGGTCACGACGCTGTGTCCGTTCTTCTGCTTGATGCCCCCGTTCACCCAGACACGCCCCAGATAAAAGAACGCCGGGTCATCCTCCAGCCGCACCCTGGTCTGTGCCGGGATCGAGTTGCTCTTCGCCAGCGCTCTGGAAAGATACTCCAGCGCTCCGGTTCCCACAGGGGTCGAAAGGTTCTGTCCCCGCCACTCGTCCGTATCCAGATAAAACTCCCAGCTTCCCTCCCGGGCCTTGAATACCGGGTAACCCGTCAGGCTCTTGGAAAGGTAGGTGGTTCCGTCTCGTCCGGGTACGTTCACGGAGAGGACTTTCTCTACCGGGGGAGCCACCACAGGCCGGGAAACCGGGATCATCTTCCAGTCATCCCAGGTGTTCTTGTCACCAATGGTGATGGAATGGTACATGGCTCCTCCTTAACTCAGCATGTCGGCAGGCGGCTGGAAGTCATAGGAGATGGTCAGCGTCACCCGTCCGTCGTTGCCGTTCTTGACGTTGCTGATCCAGCAGCGCCCTTTGTAGCTTCTCGTCTGCGCGGTGGAGAGCACGGTTCCGCCCAGCTCCATCCGCACCTCGCATTCTCTTCCCTGAATGATCCGCATCAGCCGGAAATAGGTGCTTGTCCAGTCACCTTCCCGGCTCGACCAGTCGGGGTAAAGCTGAATGCTCTGTTCGGTCTTGTCGGGGATGCCGCATCGCTCCCGCACATCGTCCATGGCATGCCGTCCGTAGTCATCCCAGCTGGAATGTGGTACGCCGTCCGCCACGTAATAAAAGTCCCAGCTCCCGGTCGAGTTCTGGAACACCCTCTTTCCCAGCGGAGCCTTTTCCGGCGTGCCGTGGTAGGAAGGAAAATCCATCGTCTCGTATTTTTCCTCAAAGGCATTGACATGCAGGGGGTTCAGGGGGACCAGGTTAAAGTCTCTCGTGCTGTATTCCCGGGAAGCCCCTGCATTGTCATATACCTTAAAAATAAGCCCCGCAAATGTGGGGATCTTTGAGGAAAGCGCCGGGTCAGTTGCGCTCCGTCCCATCATCGGTTGTTCCTCCGGTTGATCTTCCCCAGCCCCTCGTCCACGTCGTTGATGATCTCGCCCACCAGTTTCCGGCCGTTCATCTGGACCTTCATGTTGGCCACGGCCCGGGCAATGCTGTCGATGTGCTCGCCCAGTGCCTCCACGCTCGAAACGATGTCGGCGTTGGGGTTTGCCTTCTGGTCAGCCTTGTTGGCCTCTTCCTGCTGGGCCTTGGTCACCTCGGCTCTGCGCACCACGTTGGCAGCAAGGCCTGCGGTGCGCTCTGCGTTCAGGGCGACCGTGCCGTTCTGGAACAGGGTGTCGTTCAGCCAGTCCACTCCATTTTGAACATCGCTCATATCCACTACGGGCTGGATGCTGGGTTCATACTCGAAATCGTCGCTGGCAATGTCGCCCACTCGCTGGGCCAGATCCATCATGGTGGAAAGAGCCGTGTCGCTCACGTCCTGTACGCCCTGCACCACGGAACCGGTCTCGTCGGTGATGCCCTGCGCTAAACCAAGGCTCAGGTATTCGCCAATGCCCGCCATCACGCGGCTGGGGGAATGGATGCCAAAGAAGTCGCAGAATCCATTCACGATGCTGCTGCCGAAGTCGCAGATGCCGTTCCACACCGCACCCGCCGCACCGGTAATGCCCTGCCACAGGCCGGAGATCAGGTTTCCGCCCACGTCCACCAGGCCTTTGAAGCCGTTGCTGATCCAGTCCCACAGGTGCGAGAAGGCATTTCCCAGCCAGTCAAAGAACCCGCTGAAGAAATCACCGATCTTGTCCCAGTTGGCGATCAGCAGTCCGCCGCCCGCAATGGCCGCGCCAATGAGCCAGCCTTCGGGGCCAATGGAGCCCAGCACGCTCATCAGAGTGCCGCCCAGTTCTCCCAGACCGCCCAGTAAGCCGCCAGAGCCGGTGATCATCTCGCCGATGCTGCCAAGGCCGCCCAGTGCTTCTCCCAGCAGTCCCGTGCCGCCCGTGGCAGAGCCCAACAGGCCGCTCATGTTGCCCAGGATGCTGCCAAGGTTCTCGGTCACGCCGGTCACCTTGACCACCTGGCCCATCACCTTCAGGGTACCGCCGCCTTGCGCCAGCGCACTGAAGGCTTTGGGCAGTCCCAGCAGAGCGTTCATACCCTTGCTCATCATCAGGCGGCCGAACTCCGTGCCCATAAAGTCCAGCACGGTGGTAATGCCGCCGGTCACTGCCCCGCCCCAGTCACCGCTCACAAGGGCGGTAATGGTGCCAAAGAGGTCGGTGATCACTTCGGTCACGCCGTCCTTGGTGGCCACGCCAAAGGCTCTGCTGAGCTTCGAGGCCATTTCCGGGGCGCTCTTCTGCACCTGTGCCCAGACGCTGTTGAAGCCCTCTTGAATGGGCCGCCAGTTCTTCGAGATGGAGTAGCCCAGCTGCATCATCATCCGCTTGCCGGAGTCGTCCAGCTCAAAGGCATCCGCCAGATTTTCTGCAAAGCCCACAAAGCTGTACTGTTCGCTTTGCAGGTCTGCCAGTGCATCCAGCGCGGTCTCGCTGTTCTTGCCAAACTTCTTCACAGCCTCGTCGTACTTCAGCTGCTTGTTCGTTACCTTCTTCAGGCTGTAGCTCATGCTGTCCAGTGCTGTGCCCACGCCGATGATGGCGGTCATGGTGCCCTGGGTGGCGGCTTTCCGTGCCTGGACGCTGTCGGCTCCGTATTGTTCCACCGCAGCCTTATAAGCATCCTCCCGGCCCGCAAGGTCCCCGTCGCCGTAGAGCTTGGCCAGCATGTTCTGCCGGTTGGTCACCAGTTTCTCCTGCTTTTCCAGGTAGGAGACCTTGCTGTCGTAGGCATCCAGCTGGGCCTGATTCAGCTCGTTGATGAGCTTCTGCTGCTCGGTCTGTGCCTCCAGATACTGCTGGTAGGCCGCCTGGGTCTTCTGGCTTGCCTCGCCGAACTCGTTTTTGATGGCGATGTAGTCCTTCTCGGTGGCCAGCAGGATCTCCGCCTGGTTCTTGATCTTCCGGTTGATGTAGTCGATTTTCTTGTTGGACTTCTCGGTCACCTCGGCGCTGTCCTCGTACAGGGCGCTCCAAAGCTCGTATTCGTCCTCCGCGGTCTTGGCATCGGTCTCGTACCGCTCCTGAATGACCTTCAGGATGCTGTCCTGCTTGCTTCTCTGAAGCTCCGCAAGGGTCTTCTGTTCGCTCAGCAGGGTCCCATAAGCGTCCTTGGTCTTGCTGTTGTTTGCGCCCACCTTGGCCAGCAGGGTGTCGTACTGCTCTTTCGCAATGCCCACCCGTTTGGTCTGGAGCTCGATCTCCCTTGTCAGGCTCTCAGTCTTTTTGGTGATAAGCTCTTCCACCGTGGCCGTGTCGCCGCCCGTCACTTCCCACAGCGCGTATTCGCCGGTGGCGTTGGACATCTCGGTCTTGTTGGCCTTCAGCTTGTCGGAGAATGCACTTGCCAGCGTGTCCGCCAGTGACTTGCCGGCCTTGGAGGCTTTGGACTTGGTGGTGCCGCTGCCCGCTCCGTCCAGTGCATCATCCACGGCGCTCTGGTAGTAGTCGGTCAGCGCGCCAAAGGGGTTCATCTTGCCCCATGTGCTGTCCACAGCATTCTTGATCTCCTCCACGGTGGAGGGGGTCTTGTTGCCGGGCTTCTTGATGCCGCTGTTGGAGGGGATCGGTACAGTATCCTGCGCCGCCTGCTTTGCTGCATTCTGTGCGCCCTTCAGTCCATGTTGATAAACGGGGTTGCCCAAATGGAGCGAATCCATCTTCATGGCGTTGTACAGCCCAACCATGCTGTTCTGTACGGCAATGGTCGCCTCATCCAGAGCGGTGGTCATACCGTCTTTTACCGCAAGGGCCGCATTGTAAGCGCTGTTCCGCAGCTCGTCCTGTTTCGTCTTGTCGCCAATGCCCAGGATCGCACCCTCAAGGATGTTTTCTGCGTCGCTGGCCGCAACGTCACTGGGCGAATGGATGCCCCAGAAGGTGGTGAAGACATTCCGGATGGCAGCGGCAGCGCTATGCATGGCCGCTTTTGCCCGTTCCAGAATGCTCTGGTTTTGCAGGCCTTCCACAACGCCCAGCATGACATATTCGCCGTTCTCGGCCATCACCTTGGAAGGCGACGCAATGCCAAAGAACGATTTGAACGCTTCAACGATCTTTCCGCCCAGCGATTTGATGCCGTTGATCGCCATGCCAACCGGCCGGTCGTCCTCAAAGATCTCGCCGAACCAGTCAAAGATGCCCAGTGCCGCATCCTTCATGGCATTTCCGATACCGCTGAACAGTTCACCCCATGTTTCCGGAACACCAAGGAAACTCAGGCCGTCTTTCGCCAGCTGCCAGCACTCCGGGATCACGGCACGGACCAGCGCGTCAAATGCCTCGACAATAGGCCCGGCGCAGTTCTTGATCACCTCGCAGAGCATCGTCACCACGGTGGTCAGTGCTTCCTGAATGTCCGGTGCGGCGTTGATGATAGCTTGACAGATCGGTCCTGCAAACATGGAAAGAACACCCATCGCCGCAGTCGCCAGCGCGATCACGCCCAGCGACTTTGCGAAGTTCCAGAATGCTTTCGCCAGCAGTTCCAATCCAACTGCCAGCTGAGGCATTGCTGTCAGAAGAGCACCACCCAGCATGGTGATGAGCATTCCGTCCAGAAATACCTGTAACGCCTGCCCGACAGTTTCCGGATCAGCATCGCCCAGCAGTTTAATGGCAGGGGCCAGGATCAGCAGCGCCGCGCTCATCTTGAGCATAGCGGAGCCAAGGCCGTCCAGTGCGGAAGCAACGCCGAATTTTGTGAATACGACTAGCCCGACAACCAGACTTCCCAGTCCGAGCAATGCAGAAATCCCGCCCCGTAAAAGCTCACCAATGTCCAATGCCGCAAATTTCTCTACCGCCGCAGCCAGCACATACAATGCACTTGCCGTCAGCAGGATTCCTGCGCCGGAACTCACGCCACCTGTGGACATGCTGGATGCGATCGTCAGCGCCGTCAGTCCAGCCGCAACCTTGATCAGCCCATCAATGGCCGCATCCCCCATCGCGGCAAACAGCCCCACGGCTCCTGCCAGTACAACAAGGGAGGTAGACATCACCAGAATTGCCGCGCCGGAGCCGAACTTCGTCTTGGCCGAGAAAGCCG